ATGCTTTACGTTCTGTCAAACCTAGAATGTGAGCTATCTCAATAATACCATGATTAAACCAGCAGAATAACTTCATAGTTTCTGCAATTTGTGGACCAATTTGTTCATCACAATCTTTGACTGCCATAGCAGCTCCAAGAGAAGATGTAATAAAATCTGTACTAGAACCATCAACTCGTTCTTTAAGAACGTTGCCAGTTCCACCACCCATAAGTTCACACATTAATCTATATCTAGATCCTGCCTCATATTCTTCAATAGATATGAGTTTTCGGTGGTGCATATACATAAGCCTGGATTCTCTAATATTAAGCCATACTTTTTTCTTATCACGTATGGTAGATATTAATTCAGGTTTTTCAATCTGACGCATAGTTCCTTTTATAATCTTTTATAGCATTATCAACAAAAGACTTAAAATTATTATTTTTTAAGTAAAGGGAATTAAGTCTATAAACTCTATTCATTTTACATGAATGGAGACGAGCAATAGTGCTCTTACACCCATACGCTTGCGTAGGGTGCAATAGCCAAGACAATATAATAGATAAATTATACATTTTATATTGTTCACTATTTCTTATACTACTTTTACCTTTTAACATATTGATAGGTATGTTATAGGTATTACTTATAAACTTTTGAATATTAATAACCATAAGGAGATAATTATGAAAATTGAATATAGACATTCTGCCTCCAAGACTAATACGTTTATTGATTCCCCACCATTTTGGATAATCAATGAATTATTTGATTTTGAGTCAGAACCTAATGCAAGAATGGTGATGGGATTAACAGCTGAGGATGCTGCTCATCATGCAATATCTAACCAAATCAGTGATGAAGATACTATCACAGATTATGCTACAAAGAAATACCTAGAACATGGTTTAGAAACCACAGATGAATGTGGATGGTCTGGAATCATAGCTCATAAATTTGTAGAAAATTTAGCTGAGTTTGGTGAAGTAATCTCGTTTCAGAATGAAAAACAGATTAGTGGTAAAAAATATGGTCTAAAATATGATGTAGTCGGAAAGACTGACTTTGAGTTCAAAGATGTTATAGTTGATACTAAAGCAACAGCATATATTAGACGATTAAAAACTAAAGGTGGCATAGTGGATCCTAAATGGTATCCAAAAGCTGCTGATGTTAGGCAACAATGCCTATATAGAGATCTATTTGGTAAAGAAACAATGTTATTATATTGTTCTCCAACAGATAACTATGCTGTGGATATGGTAGAAAGAGATGAGTTAAATGTAATTATCAATGCCATGAAACACATAGAGCATATACTAGATATATGCAAAACCAAAGAGGACGTTGTACGCATATTCCCTTTGGTATGCGACAACTTTAGATGGAAGGGAACACCTACAGCTGAAGTATTCGCTCAAGATATATGGACTAAATGCCTAAAATAGTCTATATATTGTTATGCAAAAAATAGGCAATATAATAAAACAAATCAACAAAAGGAGACAGATAATGGAAACTGAAACTTTTGAATGTAGTCATAAACGTTCATTCGCATCAAGAGATGGTGGAGGTAAATATAGTATTTACGTTACCAAAGATGATGGTACTGAAATGACAATTTATGGTGAAGCAATCGGTGCAGAGGGATGGCAAAAAGGTGCAAGATTAAAAATTACAGCACAGCCTCAAAGACAAAGTAAAAATGGAAAGTGGTATCAAACTGCTACTTCTGTTGAATTACTTGGTGGCGAGGTGGCAGTACCAAATGGTGCTAGTCCAACTGCAACAATATCAAAAGATCCAGATGCTCAATGGAAAGAAAAGTATAGACTTACTATGAGCAATCTTTTAGCAGCACAATTATCAGGTGGCAAAGAAGGTGACTTCAATGCTATTGATAAACATGTACGTAAAATACTAGATGCTACAAAAGATGTAGAGGATTTTGAAGATCAATTCTAAACCTCCCTCTATTGGTTAGAAACTTTGGGTGGTTAATAGCCACCCATTGTAAAAAATTATGGAATTAATATTACTCAATGATGGAGTTTATAGTTTAGTTTCAATCACAAAAGAAATGATAAAAGGAATTGAGCTTTTAGCAGAAGCTGATTGCTTTGATCTATGTGATATACTTAGACTACATTTAACAACATATTATGAACATCCTATTAATGCTCATGTCATGAAAGATGGAACTGGAGATTTATTTGGATGCATTTGTTCAAATTAGAACTAGAATTTATGGGTATAAACACTTATAATAATGATGATTTGGTTAGAAAATTATATAAATTATATTTAAAGGAGAATAAAGATGATTACAGAAAAGAGATTGGAAGAATCCTTAAAGTTCCTATCGGATACAGACGAGGAAAATGCTAAAGCCAATGCTCAAGTTAAGTATTTGGATAGGCTTCTTAAAAGAAAGAAAGCTCTCCATATCGCTGGTAATTCAGTTGATAAGAGTGTGTCTGCCAAAGAACAAGCATACTATGGAAGCGAAACTTATAAAGAAGCTATTCAGGAATTATTTGATGCAGAGGTTAAAGCGAGCACACTTGAGAACAAGAGAGATAAAGAAGGACTTATTATCGATCTATTCAGAACATTAGAAGCAAGTAGACGTAAAAATAACATAGTATAAGAATGGCAATATATAAATTTAAAAAATGGATTATACTCCCTGCTTATACTGAAATTGTTATTAGTGCAGATAATGATCAAGAAGCATTAAAAGTAATGAATGCTATAGATCCTAAAACTTTAAATTGGCAAGAAGCTGAAGCAGTAGATCAGCGAATGACATATGAAGTTATAGATGAAAAGTCCAGAACTTAAACTTTTTAGAGCTGTGATTACACAAGCAATTGAAGATTCAATGTACGAAGGACAAGACAGATATAAAATTATGGATAAGAGAGAAGCAATTGCTTGGCTTACTAGCCATAGTAATGATTTTAAACTTATCTGTCATTATGCTGATATTAATTCAGAGTATGCTACTATGAAATTTACAAAAGCTATGAGTTTAGATATATATAAATTAACTGATTCACAAAATAATATAATAAAAAATAAGCCAGGTCGACCACATAAATCGCCTGGCTCATATAGATTGAAATTTTAATGACTAAAGTATGGAATAAACAAATTAATGGATCTCACTATCAAAAATATAAGATACAACCTAGTAAATTTGTAGTAGAAAATAAACTTTTATTTCCAGAAGGGTGTGCTATAAAATATATAATACGTCATCAAGATAAGGGTGGTAAGGATGATATATTGAAAGCTATACATTTTTTAGAAATGATAATTGAAAGGGATTATTCATGAGCCATTATAGTAACTTAAACCAAGATAATAAAGAACTAAAAATATATAGACCATTTGGTCCATCTATTGGTCATTGTAAATTACCACAAGAACTAATAGATGATTTTAATAAAGATTGTGAACATCTTATGGATCATGATGTAAAAAAAAAGACTCATGATTTTTCTGATGAACTTGTAGGTAATGTTAAACAAGAATTAATTATATCTCCTGAAACATTCTCTAAATGGGGAACTTACTTTGGTAAATTAATGGATGCTTATATTGCTGCACATCCTGAAAACAAAAAAGAATTAGATAGAATAGTATTTAAATCAGGATGGTACGTTCGTACATTTGCTGGAGATTTTAACCCAGCTCACTATCATACTAATTGTCATATGTCTTGTGTAGGTTATCTTAAACTACCTGATGATATAGAAGAAGAATGGAAAAAAGAAGATAACGATCACTATCCATCTGCTGGTAGTATTGAAATGCAATTTGGACAAGTCCACTTGTTCTCCAACAATACAGTTAGAATAAGACCAAAGGTTGGAGATTATTATATCTTTCCTTGGTGGATGTACCATATGGTATATCCTTTTAGATCTAAAGGTGAACGTAGATCATTTAGTTTTAATGTCTATGGTAAACCAAAAGAAGAAGAACCAAAACCTACTAAACTAATTGTATAGAGTTATCTCTATTTTTTCGTTGGTATCTTTTCTTACTTTTAATAATTCTATTACGCCAATGTCTTAATTGTCTTGCAATAGGATTACGTTTTTTATTTAGTAATTTCACTTGGTATAACCAGATGAATCATATTTATCTTTAATTATTTTAACTACTCTCATTCTGCCATTATCATCTTCAATAATAGCATCTACTTTACCACATTGCATTCTTACATTTTCAGGATTAACAGATCTTTCAACTTGTCTCTTTGCTTTTAAGCATGATGACATTTTCTGATCCTGTATATAAGTATGCTCAATAATTCCACCTTGGTAGAACATACATAAAACTATAATTCCACTAATGACTGTTTCCATTTTGTCTAACCTTATCTTTAAGTTTTTCTAATTCTTCTAAAAGTCTTTCAACATCTTTTTGTAGCCTAGAAATATTCGTGGCATTGTGACGAGATTCTTTTAGTTCTTCTTGAATATCTTCTATATCCTTCAAAGCATCTTCAATTAATAAAAATTGTTCTGCATCTGCTGGTAAACTTCCCATCTCGCCCCTAGGCCACTTGATAGAAAACTCAACAGCTTTTTCTAAATCTTTAGACATTAACTCTATTTGAGTAGCGTGAGTATTTAACTTTTCAGTAATACCAAAATACGCCCAAACACCTATAGCAACAGCAGCTATAATGCTAATCAAATTTTTGATAGGCATTGCTATATTAGTTGATTCGCTTACTTTCATCTAGAGTGTTCCTTTTTATGAAATATTGGTAATGATTTGCCTGATATATAGAAACACTTTAAACAGTATTTAACTTTATCAAACATAACATATGTATTTGTTATTTTTGTTTTACAAGTATTACAATTTGTTTGAATCTTTTTTTGCATTGATTTCATCGTTAGCTTTATCTAAGTCTTGAGCTGTATACTCAAGTTTTTGTAAAGATCTTTTAAGTGCTGCATCTTTCGATTTGCAAGCATCTTCTAATTCTGAAATCTGTGCTTTAAGAACACGAACCTGTTCTTTGTACTCGTTAATAATATCTTGGTAATCTGCTCTGTCCATATTACTTAGGCTTACGCATTATGTCAGCACCTTTAAGACCATAGATAGCTGAAACTATTCCTATAAATATTGCTTGATACCAATATGGAAGGTTCTTAAAATACTCAAAGAACATATCTAATCTATTACGTATCTCAGGATCGTCAGTGAAAATAGAATACACCAGTACAAGAATAGGAAGACTGACGAGAATAAGGACAAATTCGTCTTTGTAACCTTGATCATTACTCTCAATAACTTTCGCTTTATATTCAATTTCACCTCGTGCCATTTTCTCAGCGTGCATCGACTGTGCATCTGACATAAGCATTTTTGTTTTTTGTTTATTCTTGTAAATGTGTCCTGCTGTCTTAAGACCCATTGATAATATATTTAACCACATATTAATCCTTTCTTAAAGTATAGATAAAGCCTGTTCTACTACCTTGGTAGCGAATCCATTTGTTTTTACTGTATCTTTTATTCCATGCGTATACATGAATATTAGCACTCCAGCGTTCTAACTTGCTGAAGAACCAGTCGGATATCCTTCCCATGCTTTATACATTCCTTCCACCAACA